GCCATGGATAACGCATGGGAATGGTATACCTCAGGTCCTCGTCAACGTTTACAACCAGGAGGTAGTATCGTTTGCGTGATGACAAGGTGGAGTGAAAAAGATTTGACGGGTAACCTCGTGCGTGCCATGAGTGAGGTCAAAGCAGATCAGTGGGACGTGATAGAGTTTCCTGCGATCATGCCTAACGAAAAACCTGTCTGGCCAGAGTATTGGAAGCTATCCGAACTAGAGTCTGTGAAAGCTTCTTTGTCAGAACAGAAGTGGCAAGCCCAGTGGCAACAGAACCCTACTGGTGAAGAAGGAGCTATCATCAAACGAGAGTGGTGGAGAGAATGGGAGTCAGAAGAGAAGCCTATGTTGCAACACATTATTCAATCTTATGATACTGCTTTCACCAAAAAAGAGTCTAGTGACTATAGTGCCATATCAACGTGGGGTGTGTTCTATCCTGACGAAGTGACCCCTAATATAATATTATTAGATTGTATTAAGGAACGATTTGAGTTTCCTGAACTAAAAAGAATTGCCTTGGAGCAGTATAAATACTGGGAACCGGAGTCCGTGATCATTGAAGCAAAAGCCTCGGGCCTTCCGCTCATACAAGAATTACGACAGGTTGGTATCCCTGTTATCAACTTTACACCTAGCAGAGGTAATGATAAGTTATCACGTGTGCACGCTGTTGCTCCTGTCTTTGAGAGTGGCGCAGTATGGGCACCAAAAAAACGCTGGGCAGAAGAGATGATAGAAGAATGCGCTATGTTCCCACACGCCGAACATGACGACCTTGTAGATTCTATGAGTCAAGCCTTATTAAGGTTCCGTAAGGGAAACTTTGTAGCTCTGCAAGATGACTACGAAGACGAGCCCGTGGACCACGGAGCAGAACCGGAGTATTATTAATGGCCTACAATCCTTTTGATGATGTAATCGAACAAGACCCTGCTTATATGGCACCAGGTGGCGCTGTTAGAGATATTCCTTTGGGACAAACTCCAACAGAGACAGGGTTTCAACCAGTCGGTGAAGTAGTACAACAACCTATATCAAATCCTTTTGACCCTTTTATGAATTTTGCAGGAGATGTAATAGCTCAGACTTTTGGACGTATAGCAGAAAATTTGTATGATCCTGAGGCTGCAAAAAGAGGACAGAAAAAATTTGCAATTCAACAAGACGCAGCAAAGATGTTAGGTAAAGTACCTGGACAATTAACACGAGATGATAAACGTTTCTATGAACAACGAACTGGAAATAAAGTTGAGCGATTAGATTTTGTAGAGGGTTTTAATTCACCCTTAGAACTTTTTTTAGGAGAAGCTGTGGAGGGTTCAAAGAGAATACAAGCGGGAGAAAGATTCACAGAACTACCAGGTAATCTTCAACTCGGAGTGGCTTTCGTACCTTTCGAATTTTGGTTAGGTGGCTTTGGTGGTAGAAGAGCAGTTCAAGAATTTGGTGGTGAAGTTTTTAATAAGTATAGAGGAATGTCCTTAGGAGAGATAGTCACCAACCCAAAAGCGCGTGAAGAGATCCCTGAAGTGGTGGCTTCTATAGAAAGAGAATATCCAATACTTAGAAAACAAACAGGCCCTAGAAGAACAACTGAGAGACCATCTGATATGGATCTAGCGGCTAGTCAATCTGACGCTTTGAATGACAGAAGTCTAAGATTTAAAACAGGAATGCCAACTAGTATTAATAGCGCTCAAAACAAAGCACGTCTAGAAAATATTCAAAAATTAAATACAGAACAAGTTTCAAAACTTGAAAAATTTTACAATGATAATGAAGAAAAGTTTTTAGGTAAAGGTATAGATTTTTTTGTAAAAGAAGCAAAAAAACAAAAAATAATTCCTGAAACTTATTTAGGTATGACCACAACAAGTGGTATATCAGGTTTAGTAAGAGTTGCACCAGACTTAGGTAAAAAAGTAAAAGACTATCAATTACCAAATTATGTTCTTAAAGAAGTAGACTTTACATCTGAGATGTCACCACAAGATCAATTTATAAAAAAATATTCCGACAGTTTTATTAAAATTACTGGAAGAAAACCAGATAGAAGAGAATTAATTAATCATATTATTGACATAGGATCACCTCAATTAAAAGATATTTTTTCTAAATCAGATTCAATAGGTCTTGGATTAATTAGAAGCGCAAAGTCTGATTATATTAGAACAGGTGCAACTAATAATGTAATAGATACTTTAACAAAAAATAATCCTGGTTTTGCAGGTGACTTAGATATTGCAAAAAATAATTTAAAAGCTAGCGACGCAAAAAGTATTACCATGAAAAATGAATATGAAAAATTAATGAAACCTTTTGATCTCGCTAATCAAGAGAGACCTTTTAGTCTTAATACTTTTAGAGCTTATATAAGCAGACAACAAGATATACCTAAGAGACAAAAAACACTTGATTTAGATACTTATGAACCCCCATATGCCTCTCAAAAAAAATCTCAAAGAGCTTATAATAGAATCAGTAAATCATTAACCTCAAAGTTTAATGATATTACCGGATCACTTCCTAGATTTTTAACTGCAAAATATAGAAGTCTTATGACGCAACAAGGCAAAAATATAAGTGATAAGGATTTTATGGAAAAATATGTAGAACCTTTTGTTGTATATGAAGACGGATCTAAAAAAGTTAATACAGAAGCAACATTACAAAAATTTAGAAATGAATATGAAAATTTTCCTAAATGGGAAAAAATGGAAAACAGAGTTACTCGGTACAATTCAATTTTAAATGACTTCATGGATAGGCTTGCTATTGATGGTCAATATGATGAACGGCAATTAAAATTAATAAGAAGTCAACTTGAACCTCAAAGATCTCACGAATTTAAAATAAGTCAAATGTTAAAAGATATGAGATTTTTAAATTTGAGTGACAATCCTGATTTAATAAGAATACAACCGAAAGTAATTAACGTTGTTTATCAACCTGTGTACGACAATATTATTAGAAAAATTTTAAATCAGTTTGAAAATGTAAATGACATTGCAGAACTGAAAGCAGCAAAAACAAAAGCACTAACCATAGGTAAAAAAAATTTAGAAAATACTGACATAACTGTAAGTCCTAAAGATTATCAAAATCAATTTGATTATTTATCAGCCCTTTATAAACAGGTTAATGAAAATATGAACGAAAGAGGTATGACTGGCTTATATGATTTTAACCCAAAAAACAAAAATATTATAAAGGGTTTAAATTTTAATTTAGATGGTACACTTGGAGAACTAATTAAAGTTGGATCTACTTACAATACACCAGAAGATTATTTTAAAAGAATGGATTTAATACTTGACAAACTGGGTCTTGAAAAAATGAAAGGTAATAATTTTTACAAATATAAAGAAGGTGGCCCTGTACGTATGGCCATAGGCGGTGATCCGTTGCAAAATATTAATCAACAACAGTTCACTCCCGACCCTGCAATAGATGATGACTACTTTCAACAGGCAGTGGACTCTGGTAACTTACAAGCAGGACTTTTGAGTTTGTTTAAAGTTTTTGGAAAACCAAAATCAGTTGCAACACCATCTAATGTAAAAAAGGTAGAACAAGCTAGAGATCCTCTACCACAGGCAATGCCTGGAGAACAACAAGTGGCACCTCTTCAAGGGGGTAAACAAGATTTTTATTTTAAGTCTTTTTTCTTAGATCAACTGAACGATCCTAATGCACCTAAGGCAGACTATCCTCAAGGCTGGATGAACTTTTTAGTAAAAGGTAAAAAGGTTCCTAACGCTGAAATGCTTGACACAGGTATCACACAATACTTAGAAGACACCGCACAGTTTTTTCCTAATAAAAAAATTACAAGAGAAGATTTAGAAGCTATTTATGATTCGTCACCTCTAGGTAACTTGGAGGTACGTGTTAAGAACGATGCTGGTCGTGTAAACACAGTCGATGATATACCTGCAGGAGAAGATGCAGTAACCTTTAATAGGTTTACGAACGATCAAGGGAAAGCTCAACACAAAAACGCAGGAAGTGCGCCTCTTGACAACCAAGCTGAAGATTATTTTGAAGTAGTTATTAATGCACCTAACCTTCCAGGACAAGAAAAAGCATTCATTAGATCTTCTCACTTTGAAGAACCTAACACCATAGGTTTTACTCGTGTGGGAACTTATAAAACTGCCGATAATGAAAAAGTTGCTGTAATACAAGAAATGCAAACAGACATGTTGACTGAGGTGCGTAAGGAACAGGAGCGCTTATTTGCTTTTGTAAATAATCTTAAAAGAAAACGAGAAAGATTAGTTCAGGAACTTGAGTCCAGCCCAGATGATATTTATTATCAAAATAGATTAAGACAGTTTGATAACGCTTATCCCCCAGGAGTCTTGGAAGGCTTAGCAGGAGATAATCTTATAAAACCTTTTCCAAATATAGTTGCTAAAGAACTAATACCAGAAAAAACTAAATCACTTGATGACATTCAAAAACAGATTAACGAGCTTGCAATGGCAAATGTAGAACAATACTCAGACCCTGCATACAAAACAAAAGTTTTTGATTTAGCACAGGATCAAAAAACAATTGTTGATCAACTTATGACTATGAACCGATCAACTAATTATGAAGAAAAAATGAGGGATATAAAAGTTCCTTCAACATCTGATGCTGATGAGCTTGCGAGAATTGCAGACACAGATAGGGAATTACCTAACTACAATATGAAAAATCTTGATACCTTTCCGCCGATACCTTTTAACAAACAAGCTGACTATGTAGATTTATTAATAAAGGCCACTGTTAAAGCAGCTAAAGAAAAAGGTATTAACAAGGTAGCAATTATGCCATCAGAGATAGGTGCTAACATGCGTTGGAATAAAAGCAGTGATAACGCAAAAAAGAAGTTTCAAAACCTTTATGATAAAGTGGGTGTTCAACAACTTAAAAATATTGCAAAGAAGTACGATGGTGTATTTGGAGAGGAGGCGATTATAGATTCAACTCAAGCTCCCAAAGGATTAAAGATAAATTCTAGAGGAGTTGATGGAAGACTTTTCACCACAAATACAATTAGACCTGCCAATCGCGAGTCAGGAGCTGGTTTAGATAAATATATAGATTCAGAAATTAGAGATATAGCTATGGACTATGAGCCTAATCAAGTTGTGCTAAGCAGAGAGGTGGCACCTGGGCAAACAATGGAATACTTTGTAAATTATAACAATTCTAAAAATGATTTTGATTTAATTCCTCTTGGACCAGAAGATAATGCCAATAATTCTTTAATTACAATTCAAGAGTTTAATCCTCAAGAAGTAAAAATGTACACAATAACCTTTGATCCTAGCAAATTGGAGGAACCTATGTACATGTTTAAGAAAAAAGATGGTGGCACTATTGCAAAAGATAGTTTAGTTTCTATAACAGATATATACGGCGAATATGGTAGATAAATTTAACAGCACATCTCGTAATCCAAGCGACATCACTGATGCAAAATCTTTAGGTGCAGGCGGCGATGATAAAATTGATATTGAAGAAGTTGGTACTCAAGTACAAGTAGACTTATCTCCCGATCAAGTTGAGGACAGTGTAGAAATAATTGAGGACGGCTCAGCAATAGTTGGTGAAGAAGAACTAACAGTTGCATCTGGTTTTAATTCTAACCTAGCAGAAATTCTAGACGAAGGTTATTTAGGCGGACTCGCCAGTGAACTTACTGAGCGAGTAGAAAATGACCGAGCATCTCGTGAAGATTGGGAGCAATCTTATACCAAAGGTTTAGATCTTTTAGGTTTTAAATATGAAGAAAGAACAAGACCTTTTCGTGGTGCCGCAAGTGTCAATCACCCTGTACTAGCACAAGCCGTTACACAATTTCAAGCGATGGCTTATGTTGAACTTTTACCAAGCGATGGTCCTGTAAGAACTCAAGTTGTTGGCGCTGTTAATGAACAGTTACAACAAGCTGCAGAACGTGTGAAAGAATATATGAATTATGAGATCACACACGTTATGGAAGATTACAATCCTGAGATGGATCAATTATTATTTCAATTACCTTTATCAGGAAGTGCATTTAAAAAAGTTTATTATGATGATGTTCAAGGTAGAGCAACATCAAAATTTATTCCTGCTGAAGATGTAATTGTACCTTATGGTGCTTCAGATTTAGATAGCTGTGATCGTTTATGTCAGATTGTTAAAATGTCTATGAACGATTTACGTAAGAAACAAGTTTCAGGTTTTTACAGAGATATCGAACTACAACCTTACGATGGTGAAGAAGCTTCTGGTCTACAAGAAAAGATGGATCGCATAGATGGTGTTAGTCCTACAAATTACACAATAGACGATATGGCAGAAATATTTGAATTACACGTAGATTTAGATTTAGAAGGTTTCGAAGATGCTAATGATTTAGGAGAAACCACAGGAATAAAACTTCCATACATTGTTTCAATTGATAGAAGCTCCAACAAAGTTTTATCTATTTACAGAAATTACAATGAGGGTGATCCTTTAAAAAAGAAGAACGATTATTTTGTTCATTACAAGTTTTTACCAGGTCTAGGTTTTTATGGCTTTGGTTTAATTCATATGATTGGTGGTTTGACAAGAACTGCTACAACAGCATTAAGACAACTATTAGATGCAGGAACACTCTCTAACTTACCCGCTGGTTTCAAATCTAGAGGACTGAGAATACGAGATGACGATCAGCCTTTACAACCTGGTGAGTTTAGAGATGTAGATGCACCTAACGGAGTTATTCGTGAAGCATTAATGCCACTACCTTACAAAGGACCCGATCAAGTTCTTATGCAACTTTTAGGTTTCTGTGTTGATGCAGCAAAACAATTTGCAACTGTTGCAGATATGCAACTATCTGAAATTGGTAGTTCACAAACTCCTGTCGGTACAACAATGGCTCTTATGGAACGTGGCACAAAAGTTATGTCAGCAGTTCACAAAAGATTACACTACGCACAGAAAAAAGAATTTGAATTACTAGCAAATATATTTAAACAAGTTTTACCAAGTGCCTATCCGTTTAACGTACCGGGTGGACCAAGAGAAATCAAAGCTTTAGACTTTGCTGATCAGATAGATATTCTTCCTGTTTCAGATCCAAACATTTTCTCTATGTCCCAACGTGTGACTCTAGCACAAAATCAATTACAGTTAGCACAAAGCAATCCTCAGATGCACAACCTTCGTGAAGCATACAAGAGAATGTATATTGCGTTAGGTGTAAAAGATATTGAACAAATATTACCTATACCTCAACAACCACAACCTCAAGATCCTGCTATGGAACATAGTGTGGTTTTAACTGGTGCAAAACTTTTAGCTTTTCCACAACAGAACCATGAATTACATATAAGGGCACACAGAGCCTTTATGTCTTCTGCTTTAGTTAAAGCAAATCCAATGGCTGTGATGAATTTGGTATCTCATATTATGCAACATACTTCTTTACTTGCAACTCAAGTTGTTGATCAAGCTATGGTGGAAGAAGCTGAAAAATTACGTCAACAATTTGGCGAACAAATACCACCAGAAGCAATACAATCATTACAGATGCAAAGAGCAACAGCGATAGATGAAGAAATAGTAAAAATTACTGAACAAATGGTAGCCGAAGAAGCCGAAGCGATGCAAGATCAGAACATGGATCCTCTTGTTTTATTAAAACAACAAGAATTAGCATTAAAACAGCAAGATATGGAGATGAATGCAGAGCTTAAAGGTGAACAACAAGGACTTAGAGAGAATCAATTTGATTACAAACAAGTTTTAGACGCACAAAAGTTGAAAAAAGATTACGATTTAGCAGGTTTACGTGCAGATGTAGCTTTACAAAGAGCAAATACACCAAAAGGAGGTGAAAATGTTTAATTTATTAGTAGGTCCCCTATCAAGTTTGGTGGGCAACGCAGTAAAAGGCTTTGTTGAGACAAAAAAAGCAAAAGCAGACTTAGCTTTAACGGAAATA